TCATCTAGCAACAATACAGAATCATATAATCCTTGATTCTTTGAAGTTGGAAATTCTATTAATATATTAGTATAATCAATGTTTTCTCCAAAAAAGGAAGTAACTCCTTCTAATGCATTACCATCATAATTTCCTTTTAATATTGCAATTGGATGAAGCAATTCACAGAAATAATTAGTAATTGCTACAATTTCACCTGAACTAATACCTGTCACATCATACCCATTAGGATTATCTGGATACCCAGATTGTAATGTATCATTTGCAATTTCTAATAATAAATTATACAACTTAGGATTTTCTTGTTTTAAATTTAATTCACTGACATCCTTTAATATATCATATGTGGTTAAATTAGTTGATCTAGATAAAATATCTGAATGTTGTAATTTAGCTTTTTCCTTTATTGATGATTTTGATTTATATGAGAAATAACCTTTTTCAGTATTGTCCCAACTTTTAGTATTTTTTCTGAAATACTTTCCAAAATAAACGTCTTCATTTGTGTTTATTGTTTTAAAATGAACAACAGCATAAGTAGTCATTGATTTGTTTTTATTTTGAACTATCCATTCTATTTTTTCTGTTTCTGGAATATGTGGATCTTTAATTGCAGTTGGTGATCCTGATAAAGGATGATCTGGATTACCTTCATCATAAAAATTACTTAATCCAATAAATTCATAATAAGGTTCATTTTCACCATACTTGGTGAAAAGTTCTCCTGTTACTCTGTTGGTAAGTCCCATAGATTCCTTTATTATGTCTTTAAAATTTAACATGTGATTTAATAGTTTTCTGACAATGGTATCTGGTATTCTTTAAAAAAGTCTTTCCATTCATTATAAAATAATTCATTATGATCTGATGATCCATACTTTATAAATTGATAAACATGTATCATTTCATGTGCTAGTATAGCTCTGCAAAATAAATAATCAGGATAAGATTTTAGCATTCTGATTATTATTTTATCTGTTACTACATTAAAAGTATTCACATACTTTTTTCCATCATGAGATCCACAATCACCCCAACATTTCTTTAATTGTGATTGTTTAATCATCACAATTTTTCCAGGATTGAATAGTTGGTTTTTAAATATCAATTCATTTATGTGTTTATATTCTGTTATAAGATCTTCTATTGAAGGTTTATACTTTCTTTTTTCCAATGCTATATTTAGATTCTAACTTCCATTCATTTTTCTGAGAATATGAAATTACTTTTATTTTAGAGTATTCACAGAAAACTTTCATGGTTTCAGGGAAGATATATCTATCTCCTTTTTTCTCTAATCCTACAATGGTACATAGTCCCCATTCATGCAACAGTCTAGCTATAGAATTTCTTCTGCCGATATCTTCTTCATCTAATGTTGTATCTCTTCCATCTAAAGCAAAAAGTTCTTTAAAATGAACTATATAATATTTTCCTTTTTTGTGAAGAATATGACAACTTTGAAATAGTTTCTTATCCTTATTTGAAGCAACTCCAATTCTAGTTAATGTTTCTTTTATCTTTAAGAATGCATCTTCTGATGGTAACTTTATTTCAATAAAATTTTCAATCATTTGTAATTCCACCTTCGTTTAAAAAAACTTCAATTTCTTTCAAAATATCGTCAGAAATAAAAGGTAAAATCTCTTTGGCTTTTTTTGTAGATATTCCGTAATATTCTTTTACTAATTCTACTTCCTTTGGTAAGGAATATTTTAACCAGGGAGAAAATCTTTTTCTTTTTCTGACAGAATATATATAATATTTATATTGAAATAAATTTTTGGTGTCAGGATATTGATTGATTAAATTAGCAGTCAGAACTGTATCAGGATATAAAGAATATAACCTATTGATAATAAATGGAACATAATCTGATTCGTTATATTCGTTGATCAGGTCTTCGTCTTTTTCTATATTAATAGATTTACAAATCTCACTTAATGTTGGCATGATTCCACCCTAAAAATAATAGTTTCCATTTATAACAAAGAAAACCATTTTTATGAATCTGATTAATTATCCTTTGAATACACACTCCGCCATAATTTCAATAAACATTGCTCAAAACTTCTTCATGCATGTATAATACTTTGTCCAATCTCTACCGCATTTTTCACAATGAAACTCTATGTATTATTCAAATCTTTTATTTGTTTTCATTCTAGAAGAATGAAAATATGTACATATAAACCATCTATAGATATCCTTATAAAGTTGTATATTGATGAAAAATTCAAATATATCTATTAACATAATTATCCTTTGAATACACACTCTGCCATAATTTCAATAAACATTGCTGTCATATTTAATTCATGATCAGAAACAAATGCAGACTTATAAGCATAGTTCGATAATATCAAAATAGCATGAGGAATAGAAGAAGGTTCCATTACTTTTTCTAATGAATCGAATACAACACGTACAATATTATTGGGATCTTTATCTAGATTTTCATTTACCCAGGTTCTCATTGAGTTGAAATTTTTATTTTTCAATGCAGTTATTAAATCTTCAATAGAAACATCAATAAAATCTGATAATATACCAATATCAAGTTTACCATTCTGTATTACATATCGTTGTACTTCTGAAATAGTTTTACGAAAATCTGGATAAAATTTCTTGATCAGTTCTGCTAATACTTTTTCATTGTATTCAACCTGTTCTTTTTGAAGAATAGATTCCAATCTCTTCAACATTGCAACAGCTAGTTTAACTCTTTGATTTGAAGGAATGTGGAATTCAAAAACAGTACACCTAGAAATAAGAGGTTCAATGATTTTTCTTTTGTAATTACATGTTAAAATAAATCTACAATTATTAGAAAATTCTTCCATGAAACTTCTCATGGCAGGCTGAGTACTTTGACTATTTAAATTATCGGCTTCATCAATAATAACTACTTTTAATCCCCCTGATAATGAAACTGTACTAGCAAAATTTTTGATCTTATTTCGTAATACATCAATACCAGATTCGTCTGAACCATTGATCATTATATAATCACAATTTAATTCATTGCATAATGCTTTAGCAATAGTAGTCTTACCAACACCAGGAGTACCAGTAAGAATCATGTTCGGAACATCTTTTAATGCTACAAATTTAGAAAATGATTTTTTAAGATCAATTGGAAGAATACATTCATCAATAGTCTGTGGTCTGTATTTTTCAGACCACACAGTATGTTCAAATTTCATAACAAAATCTCCAATCTAGATATTATAATCAAAATGAAGAATCAGATTCTACTGCAATATAATATTTAAGACCCTTGTTTGTTTTAGATTCGAAGAGTGAAATTCCCCTAGAACTTAGAAATACTTCATAATCTCCAGGAATTAGTTTCATATTTGTGTTCTTGATATAAGCAACAAAGGTTTCATTCGTTTCTCCTTCTACATCAAAGGATGCAGAATTTGAGGTAGGATCGTTTTTGTCTAAGACTGTAACTTTGATTTTTCTATCAGAAGAACTAAACATAATATCTTCAACAGATAAAACACCACATGCTTTATTTACATCCTTTAACGTATCTGACGACAAATTAAATTGAATATCAGCTTGTGCAATATTAATTCGTTTAGTTGCAGGGGTTACGATTCTAGCTGGATCAGTATATACATACTTAATTGAATTTCCATTTTGACTATAGATTTCTAGATAATTTTCAAAAAATTCTACTTCAGGATTGATACACAATGACAAACAACCAAGAAACTTTCTGAGGTCATAGATACCAAAAGTCTTATCAAAATTAGTGGGAACAATTGCTTCTGCTAAAATAGTTTTAGACTCTGGCATTGTTCTCAATTCATTCCCGGCATTAATAACAATTGAATTATTAATACCAGAAAAAGAATTTAAAACAGTTAAAGTATAATCATCAAGTTTAACTTTCATTTTAAAAATTCTCCTGTTTTTATATTATATCACACATACCCTAAAAAAGGAACTTATTTTCTAATAAGTGAGGATATTTTTTTTCAACAAAATTCTTAGGAATTTTTCTCCAAGGAAGCCTCTTCTGAAATACATATTCCAGCAAGAATTTTGCTTCATCGACATGTAAAGCTTGTAACAGTTGTACTAACTTAGCTTTCTTCCGATTGATATCAATGGTAGTAAATTGTTCAGTATAGATATAAAGCTTTCTTGCTTCTCTATCTAATTTCGTATCAACGATACCTACTTTACCAGGATTAGGTTTCCATTTAATATCTGAATAGTCAGGGAAAGTAATGTTTTCATTAAATACTAAGGCTAAAATAACTTCTACAGAAGTTCTCATATTTTCTGAGAGGAATCTTTCTCGTCCCTCTTGATATTCATATGTCGAAGCTTCTTCAAGGATTGTAATAGGTGATTTCTTATAAGTTCTCATTTAAAATTCTCCATACATTAATAATAATAGTTTCAATGAATGTTCTGTTAAATAATTGAAAGCTTTTTCATGATTGCCTAATATTGGTTCATGATAGACTTCTATTATTTTATGTTCAAGATTTTTAGGAATTTCATCAAAGTCAATTAATTTTTTATTCCTTAACCAATTTTCATATGAACTATGTCCTAATTTATTTAGGTCAAAATTCTCTAATATATTCTTAGTTATTTTACGTTGTCTTTTATTTTCGCATACGAAAGTATCATCGTCTGATAATATATTAGGTATACCATCAGATACATCCCCTTTAATGATTTTGGTTAATAAAAAATTAACAGGATCTCCTTCTTGTAAGAACTTCCTAACAAGAGGAGAGTACTGATATACATTAGGATATTTGTACAATTGTACAAAGTCTTTGTCGTTTGAGACTATTAAAATATTTTCTTTTTTGTAAAAAGTTTTTGATAATACTGCAATGATATCATCAGCTTCGCAATGGTTGATTGCAATATACTTGTAAGGAAAGTTTTCTGCAATTTCTTCCTTTATAACTTTTAAAGTTTTGAAAATATTATTCCAATTATAATCAGACTTTGCTCTAATTTTTTTTCTGTTTTCTTTGTAGAAAGGAAATATATGCTTCCTCCAATAGTCACTAGTATCATCACAAAGTACTAGTTCACCATAGTCAGCACTGAATTTTGTTTTGATAGAACGAATTGAATTTAAAATTAAATGTCGAAGAAATCCGAGATCCAATTCATCGGATTTCTTGATGTTAAATTCTTGCATTATATTAGCTATAACGATTTGATTAAGATCAATTAAAATCATGATATTATATAGTTACTATTTTTATCTCTAAAGTTGGTACTCCTGGAAGGATTCGAACCTTCAGTCTTCGGCTTAGAAGGCCGTTGCTTTATCCATTAAGCTACAGG